ATAATACCCCTCTTAGGGACAATCCTTGGAGCTCTGTGGGGTGGTTTTGAAGTATATCAGAGATACTTAGATATGGAAGCTAAGATTTCTGCATTTGAGTCACCTGATTTATCTAGTATAGAAAAAGATTTAGCAGTTATAGAAGAGACTTTAATAAGTGTAAGTGATTCAGTTGAGCAAGCTAGAGACTACACTAGGTCTATAAAGAATGATTTAAAGGATGACTTGACTAGACAAGAAGCCTTGATGGAAAGATTAGAAGATAAAGTTAATAGTTCACAAGATAAAATAGATGAGACTATTGACATAGCTGGCGAAAGATTTGATGCCAGAAGAGATGCTCTTTATTCTGATACAGATAGGAAGATTAAAGAGTTAGAAGAAAGGCTTGGAAGTAAACTACAAAGAGCCTTAGACAATCCACTAGCAAACTAAGGAGATATTATGGGATACGGTAGAGCATATAAAAAACCCAGTAAAGGCAAGAAGAAGAAAAAGTAATGGCACTTACTAAACGACAATTAGCTACTTTAGATAAACACAAAGAACATCACAGCAAGAAACATATGCAAGAGATGAAAAGGCTTATGAGAAAAGGATTGAGCTTTACTGAGTCACACAGAGTAGCTATGAAAAATGTGGGTAAATAATTATGGAAGAAAAACTTAATCGTATGCAATTACAATTAGACAAGCATTCTGGACAAATAGCAAAACTGTTTAGTAAGATTGACGACACTAATTTATGTATACAAAAGATTAACACTTCACTGCTTCAAATTAAATGGGGTGTCTTTGGTGCATTTGCTTGGTACATTATAGGACAAGTAGGAATTATAGAAGCATTGAGGCTAACAATATGATAGCATTCTTAACTAATGTAGCACCTATAGCTTTAGGCTTTGTTGCTAAGTTGTTTGCACTTAAAAGTCAAGCAGCAGCAGAAAATCAAAAGATAATGCTACAAAATCTACAAGCTCGTAATGATTCTATTAATATGGCTAGAGATAGGGCAGACAAAGAGAGTCCAATGGCTGCACTTAACAGACGAGTAATCATATTTGTAATACTAGCACTAATTATATTTACTCAGGTAGCTCCAGTGTGGTTTGATGTTCCTACAGTTATACCTACAGTTACAGAGGGTTTTAATTTCTTTGGTATTCAGTTTACACCGGACGTAGTAGAATACATAGAAATACAAGCAGGCTCAGTTTTAAAGATGGATGAAATCTTTGGATGGGCGACAATGATTATAGAATTTTATTTTGGTGCGCAATTAGCCAAGGGGAAATAATGACATATAGAGAACTAATAAATCAAGTATTAATAAGACTAAGAGAAGACACAGTAGCTTCTGATTGGTCTGGAGCTATTAACGATAGTTCTACAGTAAATGACTATCAAAAAGTTATAGGCTCTTTAATTAACGATGCTAAGAGAAGTATAGAGTCTTACCACGATTGGTTAGTTCTAAGGGAAACAGTTAATGTTTCTACTGTAGCAGCTACAAAAAATTATAACTTATCTTCTGGTCAAGAGTTTAAAGTGTTAGATGTAACTAACAACTCTACTGGCAATACTTTGTCACCGGTGACACAACATTACATAAACAGTATTAAATATCCTACTGACCCTACAGGAGAACCTAGTTACTATGCTTTTAATGGAGCAGATAGTTCTAATAATCTTAAAGTAGATTTATCTCCTATACCTACAGAAGCTCAGACAATATCTTTTGATATAGTTAAGTATCAAGACGAATTAACGTCAGCTACTACAAGTATCAAAATACCATCTAAGCCTGTAATCTTAGGTGCTTATGCTCGTGCAATAGCAGAGCGTGGAGAAGACGGAGGAACACAATCTTCTATAGCAGCACAAGAAGCAGCAAGCTCTTTAGCACAAGCGGTTATGTTAGACAGTGGAAATACTCAATATGAAAACGAATGGTTTGTAACTACTAATTACCAATAATGGCTAAGCAATTACAGTATCAGTCCTTAACTAACATAGGTCTTAACGGATTAAACACACAAGCTAATCCTGCGTCATTAGACCCATCTTATTTAACTAAGGCAGAAAATGTTGTGATTAGAGAATCAGGTCGTATATCTCTACGCAAAGGATTTAAACAAAAAGTAGCACCTAATGCTGTTGCTCCTAATGGAGTTGCTATTAAAAGTATTGTAGAACATCAAGACGGAGCAACTAAAAAAATATTTGCTAGTCACGGTACAAGTATATACACTGTAGATTTTACAACGCCTAACGCTGCGTTTCCTACAGGAAGTGCAGACACAAAACACACGGTTACTGGTACAGATGGTAACTGGCAGTTTATAAACTTTAATGGTAGGCTTACTTGTCTACACGAAAACACAGTACCGCAAAGATACGATGGTTCACAAAGTTCAGGTTCTAAATGGGCAGCGTTTTCTGACCACGACAGACCTCCTACAGTAACGTCAGGAGAATTTAAACCTAGTTGTGGCGTAGGGTTTTATGGACGTATGTGGGTCGGAGGTGTAGAAGAAGAAAAAGATGTATTACATTATTCTGCTTTATTAGACGCTGACGACTATACTCATAGTAGTGGCGGTGGTTCTTTTGATTTAAAGAAAGTTTGGGGAAAAGATGACATAATAGCTATTGCTCCGTTTTATGGACAACTTGCTGTATTTGGTAAGAACAATATAGCTATATACGAAAGTCCTGATGTTGTAGGCAGTATGAAACTTAATGAGGTTATACGAGGAGTAGGTTGTGTAGCTAGAGATTCGGTACAACACATTGGAGATGATTTAGTATTCCTATCTTCTACTGGTCTTAGGTCATTAGCTCGTACATCTGAAAAAGATAAAGTACCTTTAACTGATTTGTCAGTAAATGTTAAAGATACATTAATTAGAAACATAGGTCAGAGTACAGAAGTTAAGTCAGCTTATATAGAAAACGAAGGAATATATGTAATGACTTTTACTGCTAGTAACATTACTTATGTCTTTGATTTTAAACATTTAACTCCTAATCAAGCTCCTAGAATAACTACTTGGACTTTTGATAATGATAGAGAACCTGCAAGCATAGCTTACACAGATACTTACGGTATGTTAATAGGACAAAAAGATGGAAGCATTGCTACTTATGAAGGATACTACGATTCAGACCTAGCAGCTAATGGTACTACATATAGCTATGCTTCTTATACAGGTAACTTTGAAACTGTATGGGTAAACTTAGGAGAGTCTGTAGGTGCGTCTTTGTTAAAGAGATTATTTATGGTTATGGAAGGTGGCTCAGGTGCTAACCTAGCATTAAAGTGGTATAAAGATTTTAGTGCTACTGCATCTAAAACTACATCTATAACTTTAAATCCTACTACTACAGGAACAACTGCTCTATGGGGAGCTAGTACGTCTTTATATGGTAAGTCAGGTGTAACATACAAACCTGTATATGGATTACAAGAATATAGAACACCTCTTACAGGTTCAGCAAAAAATATAAAAATATCTATAGGCGTTCAGAGTAATGGCTTTGATGCGTCTTTACAAGACTTAACACTTTTACATAAACAAGGGAAAATAAGATAATGGCAGACTATTCAAAAGTTGTAGCTTGGTCTGGAAAAGATGCTTTAGCAGACTCAGACGCAGCAAAAGTAATATCCGGAGCTGATTTCCACACTGAATTTTCAGCAATAGAAACAGCAGTAAATACTAAAGCAGACATTAATGGAGATGCTGCAGAAGCATTTAGTGCTACTACAGCAAGTGTAGGAACTAATACTACTCAAGTAGCTACAACAGCTTTTGTACAAGCACAATATGCCTATCCAGTAGGTGCAATATTTACAACAACAACAGCTTATGCTAATTCAGCAGCAGTAGTTGCAGCAATAGGTGGCACGACTTGGACAGCTTTTGGTGCTGGTAAAGTTCTTGTAGGTGTTGATGCTGGTGATAGTGATTTTGATACAGTAGAAGAAACAGGCGGTGCTAAAACGCATACATTAACAACAAGTGAAATCCCTGCTCACACGCATAGCTATGACAAGCAGGTTACATCAACAGATGCTATTAGTATTCACGATATTAGCAGAGTAACAGGTGGAAACACAGGTGCAACAACAGGCTCAACTGGTGGTGGAGCAGCACACAATAACTTACAACCATATATAACTGTATATATGTGGAAACGCACAGCATAGGAGAATAGGATGATTGGAGCATTAATAAACGCAGGAGTTGGATTGTTCTCGGGCTATCAACAAAAAAAAGCTGCACAAAAAAATAGAGATTATCAAGAAGAACAAAATAGATTAGCTTACGAAAGAAGCCTACCTTATAATACAGAAAGTGCTTATGGAAGCGTAGACTTTGACCCTGAAACTAGAAAAATGGTTCAGACTCTTTCTCCTGAATATCAAAAATTAATGGGGGATTGGTTAGGTGTTTCAGGCACAGCTAGTTCAGCTCTTCAAAATATGATGAGTGACCCATACAAAATGGAGCAGGAACAGTTTAAAAGATTTGAAGCTCTTAATGCTGATGCTTATAATCAATCTAGGATTCAACAACAAGAACAAGCCTTAGCACAAGGAAGAACTGGGACACAAGGTTATTACGACCAGTTGGCAGTAGAAGACGCTATAAGTAAAGATAGAATGCAAGGTCAATTAGCAGCTATGCAAACAGGTATGGATTACAGAAATATGTTGTCTCAAGAAAGTTTAGGTTTTGGTCAAGGAGCTATAGGAGTTGGAGGATTACTTTCTGGACAAGCAGACTTAGGCTCTATGATAGGTGCTAGATTAAGACCGGGTATGAATATGCAAGGCATAAGAACAGCAGGTGATAACTTAGCAGATACTACTTCTAGTTATTTTTCAGGTCTTGCAGACCAAGCAAGTCAGTATGATTTTGATTCTTTACTTAGTGGTTCTTCTACAGTTCCTACAGCAAGTTCTCCTAATTACTCAGTAAGGTCAGACTACGGATTTGGAGGAAACAACACTCGCAATATGTCTAGTTCTATGTTTAGCTCTAGACCTAGCGGACTTTTAAGATAAGGAATAATTATGGCAGAAACTATGTTTGGAAATATGTTTGATGTTACAACTTCAGAAAATCAAAACATAAGAGATAGAGCATTAAAAGTAGCTCAGCTTCAACCGGGTCGTGCTTCTGTGTATGGAGCAGGAGTAGCCGGAGGTATGCTTATGCAAAACCTAGCTAGTATGGCAGGAATGAAAACTCCTGAGCAAGAAAAAACAGAGTTAATTTCTGGCATTATGGATAGAGCTACTAACTTAGACCCTAACGACCCTTCAAGTTATATGAAGTTAGCTAATGATTTTGTTCAAGCAGGTCTTCCGGGAATAGGTCAAAAATTTATGGATAAATCTAGAAGTGTTCAAGTTCAGAACACAACGTCAGCTCAAACAGATAGAGAACTAGACCAAAGAGATACTAGGCTAGATTTTGACAAAAACAAATTAACTGCTGATACAAACTATAGAGATAAATCATTATCTTTTTCAAAGCAAGAATTAGAATTTAGACAAGGAAAAGAAGAAACAAGAATAGAAGAATTAAAATCACAGTTAGAAAGAGACCAAAAAATAGGAGTCCTTCAACAGATTACAGATAGTGAAGGCAATACTATACTCGCACAAATAACAACAGACGATGAAGGAAACTATAGTGTTAAGCCTATAACACAAGATGTTGTAGAATCCAGTATGAGTGGAAGTGCTACTCAAGGAGCTGAGACAACTACACAGTCCGGTAAGTTTTCTTTTAATAATCAAGGAGCTCTTATAGTTAAAGCTGCAGAAACAGAGGATATAGACCCTACTGATATTTCTCAGGGTGAAAAAGATATATATGCTCAGCTTAATGCAAGTTATGAAGATGCCTTTACAGATGAATCTTATATTGGAGAAGGAACAAGATTAGCTATACCATCTACAGGAGACTATCAATTCCTTGAAGGTGCTGACCCTGCTAATCCAGTGTTTAAAATGAACTGGATGTTTGACAGTGTTATCCAACAAGCAGAATCAATGGGCTCTGAAATAAACAGTATGTATGATTTGTAC